CGCAAGAATGCCAAGCCGTGGAAGCCATCGACTGCAGGGGCTATCGCTCGGAACGAGGCGCTGCGCGCTTCGAAATACCTTGGCCGCGCCATCTGGAGAAAATGGAGCGGATACCACCGACGAAGCCGCGCCGAGACGAAGATGCATTGCGTGAAGCTGCTGGGGCAGAGCCTCATGGCGCGCGACTTCGATCGTCAGGTCGCCGAACTTCAGATCCGCGCCGCCGTGCTCAACGGCTACACCGCGCTCGGCATACCCGTCACAGAGCCTGTGGGATAATTGCGTCCGGGGAAAGGGGAACTCCGGACGTTACCGACTTTGCGCAACAAAGCCCCTTGGCGAACGGGGTTTGTAAAAGCGCCTTCAGCAAGAATGATGTTCCGAAATTTCGAAGCGATTTTCGAGTTGAAGAGTTTTTCAACACAATCAGCCCAGAGACACGGATGCTGCGCCATCGACGAATGTCCGCATTCGCCCTCTGCACATTTCTCGTGTAGCTTTTATTGCGGTGGGACATGGGGAAGAAACATGACGAGCTTTAAAGAATTGGAACACCAAGGATGGGCTGAGAAGGCCCGCTTCTACGACGACCACTTTGCCGGTGTGACCCGACAGGCGATTGATCCGTTGCTTGCGAGATTGGGGGATGTTTCCGGGTGTCGTTTGATTGACATCTGTTGTGGAACTGGGGATCTGGCTGAAGCTGCTGCCGTCGGTGGGGCAAAAGTGACGGGCGTGGATTTTGCAGAACCGATGATCGACATTGCTCGGTCACGTGTGCCGGCCGCAGAATTTGAAGTCGGGGACGCCGAAAAGCTGCGCTTTGAAGACGCGAATTTTGATGCGGCGACCTGTGCCTTTGGGCTTTGGCACGTCGCTGATCCGGACAGCGCCATTTCCGAGGCCGCCCGCGTGCTGAAGCCGGGCGGGTCCTATTCCTATACCGCTTGGCTTCCACCTGACGAAGGGTGGGACATGATGGGCCTGTTGATGACCGCAATCAACAAACACGGTACGATGGACGTCGATTTACCCCCCGCCCCGCCGCCGTTTCGATTTGCACTGGCCGCAGAAGCAGAAAGAGTGCTTTTGGCCTCCGGCTTCGTTTCGACAACCTGTCAAAAGAAGGTCGCCATCTGGCGCGGCCAAACTGGCGACGACTTGCTCGATTTACTTTACAAGGGGATTGTCCGAGCGCCCATGCTCATTGATGCGCAGGCGTCAGACGCCAAGCAGGCAATAATAAACGATATCAGAGATGGCGCTGAAGCATTTCGTGACGACGAAGGAATCAAGATGCGTTGGCCCTATCTGTTGGTTTGCGCAACTAAAGCCTAGCGGTATCGTGTTGCGGTGCACAGGATAGCGGACCTTCACTGAAAAAACTCGATTTCTCCTTTGTCCGCACTTTGCCAGTTCGACCGAGGCGCAGCGAAGGGCAGCTTCCGCCCATCGCGTCGAACGCTGCGTTCGAGCTTTCGCGTTCTGCATCTGTCTCGAAGTTGCTGCCGCGCAGAAGAAAAACAGACTGAGCGAACATGCCCACCCCCCGCGAAACCATCCTCACCGCGCTGCACACTCTTTTGCAAACGCTGCCCGCCACCGCTCTTCGGGGCGACGTCCTGCCTGAACGCGTACCGACGGCAGGCCTGCTGATCCTGCGCGACGGCGAACCGGGAGAGCCGGAGGTGACTCTGTCGCCGCTGCGCTACCATTACCAACACCGCGCCGAGATTGAGGCGGTCGTGCAGGGTGAGGCCCGGTCTGCGCAGCAGATGCAAGGGTCCGGGGGACCATTGCAAAGAACGAACGACCGAGACGCCAATTTCGACACGCTGACCGCCAGCCTAGGTGCGGCGATTGCCGCCGACCGCACACTCGGCGGCCTATGTGACTGGGTCGAGGCGGACGCGCCGCGTCCGGTCGATCTGCCCGTCGAAGGCGCGGCCACCCTGAAGGCCGCCGTGATCTCGGTGGTCCTGCATTACGCCACGCCTGACCCGCTCACGTGACTGATCGGCCACCTCAGGTTTCGCTCGGATCCTGCCGTGAGCAGGTGCAGTTCACTTCAGCGCCGCTGTCGATTTTGAGCGTCACATAAGAGATCTCGCCAGAAAGCTGGGCACTTGCATGGAGTGTAACGGCCCTGCCGATGATCCGCCCTTCGAAGCGCCCTTTGACCACAATGGTGTCCGCACGAAGGTCGCCGACCGCAGATCCGCTTTGTTCGATCAGAATTGTGTCTGCCGTGATCTTCCCGTCCGCATGCCCGAGCAGTTCAAAAAGTCCCGGTACTGTCAGATCGCCCGACAGCTTGGCGCCCGCTGCAAAATGTGACCGCGCATTGCCTGGACTGGAGGCAGCTAACGTCTGTGACATGGTCTAACTTTCTATGAGTTTCGCGGCAAGCAAGGCCTGCCGGGGTTTGTTCTCGCGAGAGTAGTCAGAACTGGCGGGGTCAAGGTAGTCAAAACGTATCCCAGGAGATGAACATGGCACGAGCCCAAGGGGCGCGGGCGCAGATGGCGCTTGCGTTCGAGACGACCTACGGAACGCCGCCCGTGGGTGGCTTCACGAAGATGCCCTTCGCCAGCACCTCGCTCGGCGCGGAGCAGCCGTTGCTGAATTCGGAACTGCTCGGCTACGGCCGTGATCCGCTGGCGCCGATCAAGGATGCGGTGACGGCCGATGGTGATGTCGTCGTGCCGCTCGACGCAGAAGCCTTCGGGTTCTGGCTCAAGGCAGCCTTTGGCGATCCGACCACGACCGGAACAGGCCCCTGGACGCACGAGTTTCAGTCGGGATCCTGGACGCTGCCCAGCATGTCCATCGAGACCGGCATGCCCGAGGTGCCGCGTTTTGCGATGTATTCGGGCTGCGTGCTCGACCAGATCAACTGGCAAATGCAGCGATCTGGCCTTTTGACCGCAACGGCCCGATTGGTGGCGCAGGGCGAGACGGTGGGCACAACCACAAGCGCAGGCACGCCTGCCGCCCTCGAATTGCAGCGCTTCGGCCATTTCAACGGGGCCATCACCCGCAATGGGTCCGCCCTCGGCAACGTCGTCTCGGCCGACATCACCTATGCCAACAATCTCGACCGGATCGAGACCATCCGCTCGGACGGGCGCATCGACGGCGCAGACCCGTCTATTGCCGCGCTGACCGGCTCTATCGAGGTGCGTTTCGCCGACCAAACGCTGGTGACGCAGGCGATCAACGGCGATCCTTGCGAGTTGGAATTCGCCTATGTGCTGCCGTCCGGCGAGAGCGTCACCTTCACCGTGCACGCCGTGTACCTGCCGCGCCCCCGCATCGAGATTTCCGGACCGCAGGGCGTGCAGGCGACTTTCGACTGGCAAGCCGCGCGCGACAGTACGGTCGGCCGGATGTGCACCGCGACCCTCTTGAACGATGTGGAGACCTATTGATGCTCACTCTCGATCTGACGAACGCGCCCCGCTGGCATGACCTGGTGCCCGGTGTCCGGGTGCAACTCCGCCCGCTGACCACCGCGCTGATGGTGGCCACCCGCAGCGACCCAGCCGTAGAGGCCGTGCCCGATGACGCTTCCGACGAGGAGCGCGCTGTCGCCTTCGCGAAGGCGCTGGCACGACGAGCGGTTCTTGCCTGGGAGGGCATCGGCAATGCCGAGGGCGAGTCCATCGACCCGAGTCCGGACGCCATCGACGCACTCCTGGATATCTGGCCGATCTTCGAGGCCTTCCAGCTGACCTACGTCTCCAAAGGCTTGCTGCTGGAACAGGAAAAAAACGTCTCCACGCTCTCGCCGAATGGGCCTTCGGCGGGGGCGAGCGATACTGCGAGGGTTGCGAACCCTGCGAGGCCTGTCAGAAAGCCTGCACAGACTGCCCGGCGCGGCTGAACCGTCCCGCCACATTCGAGGGCTGGCAGGTCTGGGACCTCGTCGGTCGTCTCGGCTGCCAACTCCGCGTGTCGCCCGGCGCGGTGATCGGTTGGGACCTGACCGCAGCCTTCGCACTGGGTGACGCGCTGGGCGTGCCGCCGCTGGCCATGGCCGAACTATTGCCCGTCATCGAGGCGGTGATGGTGACCAAACTCAACGAACAGATGGATCCTTCGCATGGCTGAAAAACGCGTTTCTGTCCGCCTCGGGGCGGTCGGCGGTCGACAGGTGCGCGCCGAACTGGAAGGCATAGGCGAGGCTGGCGCGCGCGGGTTCGGGCGGCTCAGCCGGGAGATGGAGGCGGCGAACACGCGCCTCGCCGCCTTCTCCCGGCGCGTCAAGCTCGCCGCTGCCGCCGCTGTGGCCGCTGCTGCTGCGGCAGGCGTGGCCATGATCCGCTCGGGGCTACAGACCGTTGATGCGCAGGCCAAGCTGGCGGCCTCGCTCAAGACCACGGTCGCCAGCAT